CTGAGCACCCTATGTTCAAGCAGCTTATGTGCTACCACCTTGTCATGGACACTCGGCTGGGAGACGAAGAGGCTGTGAATGGGTACGTCATTCACCAGAGCAGTGAGAAGGCGTACAAGAAGCTGCTAGGTATTGCGGCAGACGAGGCTCGCTCTAAGCGCGGGTCGTGGTCGTCGTTTTGGGCGCTGAAAGACCAGATGATTATGGACATCCGGCCCAGCCACGCTATCACCACTCACCGGTCACAGGGCAGTACCTACCCTGTGACCTTCGTAGACGCTGTCGACATTCTGCAGAACAGAGACTCCGTGGAAGGCGCGAAGTGCGTCTACACCGCCTGCACTCGCGCATCGCAGAAACTAATCGTACTGACGAGGTAATAATAATGACTGATAAAACTCCGCAACAGTTAGGCCACGAGTTCCAGGACAAGGTGCAGACAGTGCTGGACGAACTTCACACTACCCGCAAAACGAAGACACAGCGCCTGTACGACACTAAGTCGGCAGGGGCGATGATGCCCTCTCAGCCCGCCGACTTCTTTACCGTATGGTATGGAAAGGCGTTCATGATAGAGGCCAAGGCCAGTGTCGCCCACCGCAGTATGGCCGGCAGCCGGAAGGCCTTGACCAGCCTGGTAGGGAAAGAACAAGCCGCCAAGATCCGGGTCTGGGAAAGGGCCGGGGCCGTAGGCTGGTACATCTTTAAATCTGTCGAAGACAAAGAGGTGGAGATATGGCCGGGTACTCTTGTCGCCCAGACGCTGGTCACACCTAAAGCCACTCTCGACGAAGAAGACAGGATCGACAGGTTCCCTTTTAAACACTTACAGGACCGCCTTATGTGCGCTATGGAGGCTGAACTATGAGCCGGGAAATGATTTACACCGACCCTCACCACGGCCTTAACCTGAAGGCTAACACCACGCCGGAGTCGCGGCGCCGGCTGCAGGAGTATGTTGCCGGCCACACGGCCGAGATACTTGCCGAGCATGGGGAAGGGGCTTACACGATCTGCGCGGGTGACTTCTTCCACGAGCACGACAACTCCTCGGAGGTGATGGCGAGTGCTTTGGGATCGTTCAAGGCCACGCGCACTATCCTTGAAGGGAACCACGATGTCAGTACCGTTAAGTACCGGCACAGCAGCCTGAAGTTTCTACAAGGATTGCAAGAGAGTTTCGGCCCCCTCCATGAGGGCAAGGTCGTCTCTGCGGAGTTTATGGAACCTACCACGACGGCGGCACACTGCACTGGCAAGACGTACTGGCTGATGCCTCACCAGACAGACCAAGATGTCTTTGACCGAGCCATCGATAAGGTAGTTAACGAAGCGAAGGAGGTTACGCAACCCGGTAAAAAATTCCTTATCGCCCACTGCAACTATGACAATCCCTTCGCCCGTGATCAGACCTCCCTGAACATGTCCAAGGCGCAGGCAGTGCGCCTACTGAGAGAGTTCGATGTAGTGATCCTGGGGCATGAGCACACCTTTAAGACAGATCTCAACGACAGGCTGATCGTACTGGGCAGCCCGCACCCTACCAACTTCGGCGACATCTCCGAGAAATTTATACTCGAGATCGATGCCGAAGGAGAGATGATGATCGTACCGGTGTGGAGCCCTGAAGAGCACTACCTGGAAATGGATTGGCAAGGCCCTATCCTTGACGCTCTCTGCGACAAGACTCAGTTCGTTAAGCTGACAGGGGTAGCAGCTCCTAACGAGGCTCCTGCCCTGGCTAAAGTGATCAAGAGCATCTGGAAGCGCGGCACTCCGTTCGCGGTTAAGTCAGAGGTGAGCATTATTCGCCCCTCTGGCAGCAGCTTTACAGAAGAGGATAGGGCGTCTATCAGCGTACTCGAAAAAATAACAAAGGAGCTGGCCACGGGCAGCCCTGACCAGTACGAACTTTGGAAGGAGGTGTCCAGTGATCACTAAGCTGCACCTGAGAAACTTTAAGAAACACACCGATGCTAGCTTCGACTTTACCGAAGGGTTCAACGGCATCTTCGGCGGCAACTACACCGGCAAGACGACGATCTTGTACGGCATTCTGTACGCCTTGGGCGGAGCGAGCGCAGTACCCGGCACTCGCATACTAACTCGAGGCGCTTCAGCGGGCCTGAAAGTCAGCATGGAGTTTTCCGCAGGCGGTACCGAGTACGAGGTGTCCCGGACAAAGACGTCTGCCAACCTGTTACGAGGTGAGGAAGTCATTGCCACGGGCACTACCGGCGTTAACAGCGCCATTGAAGACATCCTCGGCATGTCGATGAAGCGCTTCCTCCAGCTGCGGTACGCCGCGCAGAAGGAAGCTCACACCACCCTTACCCTGGGCGCAACTGAACTGCACTCCCTGCTCGAGGAGTTGACCGGTATAGCCACCCTGTCCAAGGCGCTTGGCCGGTTAAAGACTATGGGCGTGGGCTTTAAAGCCCAGCTGGAAGTGCTGCCTGAGGAAGATGTTGAGGCTATCGCCGCCGAAGTGGCCGAGGCTACCAGCGCGCTGAGAGTGGCAAGGGGTTCAGTAGCCTCGGCCGAAAAGGAAGCGCTGGGGAAGGGCGGGGAAGTAGAGAAGATCGCCTCCGAAGTGACAGGGATGCTATCTCTGGCGGAGGGTTGGGGGCGCTACAAAGATAAGCTGACAACTGCTCGCGCCTCCCTGGAAGCAGCGACATCCTCCGCCTCCAGCAGCCGCCAGTCGGTAGAGGCCGCTGCAGCGGTGTGTACCTCGGAAGATTTGAAGGCGGCGGAAGCCGAGGTCCGTATGCTGGGCGTTAAAGGACAGGAGGCCCGGGAGTATTACAAGGCGGAGGGAGCTTTGCAGTCAGCAAAGGCGGCCGCCGACTTGGCAGAGAGTGAACTACACGCCTCTGAGAGCGCTTTCAGTACACTGTCTTTCCGCCCCGGAACACTGTCCAAGGCAGTCGGTGAGGCGGCGGAAGCGAAAGCCGCCAAGGGCTTCGCCAAGTCAGCTTGGGATGATTCTAAACTCCTCCTAACTAACCGGGTATGCGTAGCCTGTCACCGGGAGCTGGACGGAGCGTTAAGCCAAGCTGACTTGGAAAGTGCAGAGGCCAAAGCGAAAGTTATTCTAGCCGAGGCCAAGCTGAGACTATCAGACTGCCAGGATGCGGTCGTAGAGCTGAAAACTGCGGAGGCGCAGTGGCGGAAGAAGGCCAAAGACAGGGACGAGGCATCTGCCTCGCTATTATGGGCAGAGGACAAGGCCGGCGACAAGCGACGCGTATTCTCCGCACTGTGCCCGCCCGCCCTCTCTAAGGCAGAGCTGGCCGATCTCGACACAACCATCGAGAAGGCGACGGCGGACTGGGAGTTAAAAGAAACTCAGACCGAAAAACTCAACACCCTCCAGCAGAAGCTGGCCGCTTGCGAGGCCCTGGCAGAGAAGGGAGAGGACGATCTACAGCGCCTGCTAGACAAGCCCCCCGCCGACCTTGACTACGGCCGGCTGTCAGACTTGCAGCAGAAGCTAGTACTGGGCGAGCTCAGTCTCGAGACGTTGCAGGAAGTGCTGGCCCAAGCCCGTAGCGTCTCGACGGCTTTACAAGCCCAGCTGCCCCTGCTAAAAGAGAGGCTACTGTCGGCGCAGAGTCGCCAGGCCGACCGCCAGGCAGCGCTATCCAGGCAAGCCTCAGCCATCTCTCTGTCCAAATTCCTGACCTCCAACAGAGATCGGTACTCCGCAGAGGCATGGGACTTCTTCATGGCTTCTGCGAGTCAGTTTGTTTCAGCTTGTACCGAAGGCGCGGTGTCCGAAGTGGTACGTACGGACGCCGGTAAATTCGAGTTCGTAGAGGACGGTTTCAAGATGTCGATTAAGGAGGCGTCAGGCGCTCAGGCTGCTATATTAGGGCTCGGTGTGAAGGTAGCGCTGAGCCAGTCAGCTCCTTGCCCTCTGGACATTCTGCTGGTGGACGAGCCTACCGCAGACATGGATGCCGAGCACTCCATGGCAACGACAGCGGTACTTGCCTCCGGCAGTACTCAAGTGATCGGCATCTCCCACAGGGATATGGACCAAAGCTTATGCAACAATTCGATTGTACTTTAGAAGGAATTTTAGATGGCGATTTACAAGATAGACGGGTTTGATTTTGATGTTTCGTTTGTAGAGAGTGGGGCTACCCCCTACATTCTGGTGGAGGGTATAGCGCTGATCTTCCCTGAGAAAGAGGGTGTAAGTGCAGGAGGGGCAGTCACTACGAGTACGACCCCTCTGCCCACTGAGGCTGAAACCCTGCACAAAGAGTTAGCCGATAAGTACGTGGGGGGCTGGGCAGAGACGTTCTATAAGGACTACGGAGGCTGCCTGACGGGGCGGGAGACAGTTACTGGGGTTGTCGCCCCTCCCGATACCTACTCCGCCGTGGACTACGTCACCGACGTCCTGGAGCAAGCCGCCGAAGAGGTTGGCGGCAGGGCGACAACCTACGACTCCCCTCAAGGGGAGGAGTCGATGCCTAAGGCCGTACAGATGTTCAACCTCTTGTACGGCAAAGACCTGACACCTGAGCAGGGGTGGCAGTTCATGACTATCCTCAAGATGGTCAGGTCTTCTCAAGGCGAGTTCAAACGGGACAACTACGTGGATGAGGCAGCTTACGCAGCCTTTGCCTGCAAAGCCGCGCAAGATGGGGTGAATGCGGGTGGATGAGGCTGATATTGCGTCCGAGTACCAGGACAACGCCGTGAAGAGCGCTGTAGAGCAGTCCAGGGTAAGTCAGAAATCGATAGACACAGCGGCTAAAGATAATTTCGGACAGTGCCTGAACTGCCTTGACCACCTCGACCACACCGACGGAAAGACCCCTGACATTGCAAAGTTTTGCGATACGGACTGTCGTGACGACCATGTCAAACTTACCCGGTCAAAGGCTTTACGACCTCAGTAATAGTGCCAGAGCACTCCTTCCGCAAACCCTTCCTCAGCACCTAAGTCATCGATGTGTATCGAGGTTCGGTTAATCCCGAACCTCGTCATCCCCAGGCCCATAGCCTCTCGCATTATAGCGAACCTGGCAGAGCTGTGAGCGGCTCTTAAGTCTAACGAGCGGCCAGTAGTGTGAGGGCCGCCCTCTCCTGTCGAGGACTCACTTGAGTTGTGCGCAGGGCACCGGAATCCGCTGACCACTATGAGCGGTCCGACCACCTCCCGTATAGCGACGACCTTCTCCATGAAGTCGTCATCCATCTCCCCGCCGTCACAGCGGCCGCACTTACAAGCCAGCTCCTCGGCTGCGAAGTATCGGTAGCCCTTCACTGCGCCACCCTCCCCTCGTCGGATACCGTGATCACAAATCCAAGGAAGTCCCCTGTACACCCCTCCATCAGTAAAGACTGTACAAACCCTCTGCACTTGCCTCCGTCCGGGGTAGCCAGCACAACCTCAGTCTCGTACTCGGTGCGGGACTCTACAGCCTGGCCCCACTCCCGACGCACTCTCTCTCTGTCCTTGAGCTCTACTGCGTTAATCCACCCTACCCCCTTCAACTCTCGAGGTGTCCGCCCTGTCTGCCGAGAGAACTGCCGATTGGACCAGATAACCTGCCCTTCCGGGTCGGTCTCCATAACGCTGACCGGGAGGGTGGTGAACATCGCTTTCTGCCGCTGAGCGTGAAGGTCCATAAGGGTCTCCATACGCTCCAACGTACCTCGTATGGTAGAGGAGTCGTTGGACTGGATCTCCACCTCCAAACTGGCCAGCTTTGTCTGCATAGCGCACAGCTGCTCGACCACCCGGGCCATAGGGTTGAGTCGATTGGCGGCCTTTTTAGCAAAGGCGGTTACCACGGGGAAAGCCCCCAACACAGCAGCAAGGGCAGCAGCAGTAGCTCCGACTGCAACCAGGGCATTGTGTCCGTCTGGACTCTCCATAAACTATCCTTGATCTTTGAGTTAAGTGAATTCATGGAGCTATTGTAACCCCTCAAAGACCGGGATTGTATACGTACGGGTTTCATTAGCGCTCCACGCCGGTTCGCCGGTTACGGTTAGAGCGGCCACCCAACTCACCCCGTCAGGGGAGTACTCGATAGTAAAGTCTTTAAGGCCCCTATTAGCGTCCACTACCCGTATAGACACCTCCTGCACAACCGCTGGGGAAGTCAGCTCGTACTGCAGCCATATCGGCAGAGGGGCGTTGGAGAGGGATATCCACCGAGAGCTGGTATTGTCGTCGAAAGCTTGGGCCGGCGGGTAGCTGCTGTGCGCGCTGGAGGCTGTAACGACTCCGCCAGTAGCTTGGTCAACGCCTCCAGGAGACAGCCTTAACTCCACCTCCCCTATGTCCACTTTAAATGTATCCGGGGAGTAGGTGTCCGATATGTTTATCCGCCAGTAAGGCTGGTACGAATCCTTGGCAAAGGCCGCGGCACTCCCCGCAACCCCGCCCGCAAGGACGTCCTTAGTAGAGTAGCGGTAAACCCCGTCATATTTTTGCATCGATTCGTAGCCGTCTCGGTGGGCGCTTAACTCTATTCGGATAGGGTAGATGCCTCCGCCCGGTAGAGTGGTCACTAAGGGGGTTGGGGAGGAGGTAAGCCCTGTCGCAGAGTGCAGCAGGGCTTGGGTGTCGTCGTTGTAGATGTGCATGTCCACAGTGACCCCAACCTCCCACGCGTCCAAGTTATCGTTGTAAGCGGAGTAGGAGTCGATAGCGGTCTCTCGGTTGCGGATGCGGAAGTCGACATCGAAATCTCCGATCACGTCGGACCCGTCGAACGAAGTCCCCAGCCCGTTAATACGAATATCCGCAGGGGGGAAGGGGCGGTATGCCCTTGCATCGGCTGTCACCCCTTTGAAAGTCGCGCTTGCCTGGGCCAGTACCCCGCCAGGGGTGTTAGTTAAGAGCTTGTAGTAAGTGGTCTGCCCGTCGACTACTTCCGACAGGTCATAGGCTACATACTGGTCCACAACGTACAATTCTGTGGCTGCGGTCAGTACGCTTGGCACGGTGTCGAGGATGCCTCGCTTGACGGTGAGGGTCGCCGCGTTGGTGTCCAGTGCCGTCACTTCGAACATCTCGAAGTCAGTGGCGCTGTTGAAGAAGTACCCGGCATCTCCGATCTCGATAAGGTCGAAGTCTTTGTCCGAGACGTACCCAATCACAGCGGCGTTTTGGTCGTAGGCTCCGTCAACTAAAGCCCCGGGGCAGAAGCCCTCTTCCCCTGCCACGTCCTCGTAAGTCGCAGATCCTGAGCTGCTGGAGGAGACCAAGTCAAACCCTTGCCACGCGTAGTCTTCCCTTACCGCCGGTACAGTCGTAAAGCCGGATAGGGGGTCGAAGACATTAAAGTCCGCCTCTGTCAGGCTGTTTATCAGCTGGTAGTAGGGGGCCTCTACTACCTGCCAGCGCGGGATGTCGACAGGAGTAGGTTCGGGGCTGACATACAGAGGGGGCTGGGTCGGGGTGTACGGAAGTACTGGGGTGCCGAACACGTCCTCGGCCAGAGTAAGTTGCAGGGCGGGGGACGTTATCGACCCCCCTTCGACAGTAATTACCCGGAATAAGGCTCCGTTAATGCCGTCCTCCTCCCAGTACACCTTGGCGACGGCGCCGGGAACCAACTCCCACCCCTCTCGGTTGACGGTCAGCTCGACCTTCCTTAAATTGGCTGACAGGCTGCGCAAGTCCCTGCGGCCCAAGCTGATGGCTAAGTCAGCGTCATGGACGCCGGCATAAGATACCTTCTTAGACACCACTCGGCCAAGCGCCTGAATACTGCCCAAATTCTGGATGGGGGGAGTGGTGGCCGCTTCTCCTGTAGCGTCGTCAGTGTAGTTGACAACGATTTCATTAACCTCGCCGCCTAAAGAAGCCCCCTCCACAACCTGTACGGAGATGATTTTCATACCGCCGGTGCCGATGATCGGCACCGTGTTTTCATCGTACCCGCCACGGATCAGGTCGAAGTGGTACAACCCGTCGGAAGGGGAGATATACAAGGCTCCCTCTACGTGGCGGACGACTTCCGTCATCATGGCGTAGATAGAACTCTGCTCCCGGTAAACCAGGGACAGCCCGAAATTCTCGGTGTGGAGAGTGTCCGCGGCAGCCGTAAAAGAAGCTTCATCGATGTCGTTTAGGGACAGCCCAAGCCCCCAGTCGGGGTCGGTCAGGCAGTCTACCAGTATGTGTGCCGGGTTCATGTGCCCGCCAATATCTACCTTCTCCGAGTACCACAGAACTTTCCTCGAAGTTGTTCTCCTAAACCGCCAGAAGAAGTCTTTCAGGTAAGGGTTGCCCGCGGCGTAATAGACCTGCTCGGCGACCACGCTGACAATCCCTCGGTACGCAGATACGTCCTCTCCCAGCTGCTGGATAAGGTAGTCGTTCTGTGCCTGGGCCACGTCCCCGAGCAGGATGTTGAAGTACCCCTGCACACCGCCCTCCCGCTTCTCCCCGCCCAGTAGTTCAGGCTCGTCGATGAAGAGGCGGGTGGTGTTAGTTACACTCCCTGACCACAGGCTCCTTTTGGCGTACCGAATCTCCAAAAGTTCGTCTACCGCGCCGTGGCAAATCCCTAAATGAAACCCTATGAAATAACGAAACCCTACGGTGGTCTTCTTACTGCCGCCCATTACCCAGCCTCTCTTATTTTGGCTGCTTCAATGTAGGGTAGGACAGCGCCGTCCCCAGTGGCTTCAAGAGTTTCCGCAGGGATGCCATTCTGTAGGAAGTCTCTCCAACTAAGGTCGTTCAACTTAAAGAAGTGTCGCAGCCCTCGATTGCACAGGACCGGATTGTCGTTGTCTTCCACCTTCAAATCTTCGAGCAGAACCGTTGTCACTTCTTCCCGCCTTTGGACTTTATTTTAGTTGTTCGCAGGTCTCCATACCATACACAGTTGGCCGACTTTATCCAAGGCTTGCCAAATACAGCCAAGATGGGCGACCCCTCCTCTGCGGTGTTAACTTCGATCTCGTCAATGCCCACCGGTTTCGGAGACTCGACGGAAGGGGCAGTGATTACAGACACTGCGTAAGAGATTACTACTGTCGCTACGTAATACCAAAAAGCCATAGTTAAAAAATCGGCGTGCCGCCCCACGGGTTCTTACCAGGGACGTACGCAAAACCTCCGTAATTAAGTTTGTTTGACTTGGCGATGCAGGCGTTAAGCGTCCTGTCACACCCTTGGAAAGCTGTTATGGACGCGCCTGCTGTAAGGGATAGAGGGGCGCTGGCTAAGGTCAACACGCCTCCGGTGTCGTGGGCGTTGATCCACCCTCTGTCGGTGATCCCGGCCTCCGCTATCGACCACTCGATCCAGCCGCCTAAGTAAGCCCCGACAGCCTCGGCCAGCCCAGAAGCTGTGACGACATCCCCAGCGACACTGTCCACTGTAGCGGTCTCGGAGAAGTTGCCGGGAATGAGAGAGCAGCGGTCGCCGTACAAGGTATGGCTGCACGCCTTGCTGTAAAGGCGGCGCAGCCCTATACCGTTGGACGCCGCCAGCAGCGATTCTATCTTCAGCTTCAACTGCCCCTTGGATATGCGGGTCCCCCTCACCACCCCTTTAAACGAGTTGATAACCTCGTCGTCGGACAAGTGCTTGCGCATAATCTGCAGATGGCACACAGCGGCGTTAGGGGCTATTTTTAAGTGAGTTGCCAGCTCGCAAGTTTTGGGTACCGCCACCTCTACGCTGGAGTCGTCAACGTTGTGGCTCCTTACAATCTTGGGGGAGGATATGGCCAGGGGCTCGAACACTGCGCCGCCGGCGACAGTGACATTCTGATCGTGGCTGGTGTAACGGTACTTCTTTCCGCCCCGGGAGAACTCAAACAACTCCACCGGCGCCCCGCCAAAGGCGCTTTCCTCTACGCTGCCAAACCCCGGCACCTTAGACGTTTACCGAGGTGAAGGAGGCGGAGGCGGCGGCTACGTCAGGGGACAGCCAGGTGAATTTAGTTGAGTTGCTCATCAAACTTATCGGCGCGAAGCAGCACATCTGCACATCTGCTACGGGGACGTCGTTCTGGAACTGCGTCGTGAAGAACAAAGTAATCGTCCCGTCGTTGTTGTCCTGGGTACTGGATATCCTAAAGGGCAGGAACCCGTGCGTACGGGAGTGTACCACGACCGTATCCCGGCCCGGGGTCACGCCTACAAGCTCAAGGAATTGGGAGTTGTTACTGACCGTGATCCCGCCGTCAAGAGCAGCGATATCCGTAGTCACTGTAAAGTCATGCGCCCATGTCGGGATCATCACAGGGTTACTGACCCCCTTCGTCCTACCTAAAAACGCCCGGAAGTCCGTAATCTCTTGTCGTCCGATAAGCAGCCAGTCATAGGACTTGGTCAGGTCCCCGTGAGGGCGTACAGGGTCGTAGATTATGCGGCCTGTCCCTTGGTCAATGACAGAGGTCTGGGAAGCGATACCGTGCTGCAGCCCTTTCAAGTCCCAGGAAGGCTCCTTCACATAGACTTCAAACCCCTCAAACACGAGGCCGGCTGCCGCTACAGGCAGATTGGCGTCAGCCCCTTCCGGGTTGACAGAGAACCCGATGTTAACCTCCTGGTGCTTCGGAGTGAGTCGGCTCATTTTGGTAGAAGGTGTCATCAGGCCGATGGCGGCGGGGGTGGCCCATGACCGGTTAGGCCAAGTAACGGTCGTCGGCCGGGCCAAGGTAATAACGTCCCCTGCAATCGTGTCGATCTCTACCAGCTCATTCCTGGAAGGGTCACCAAGGAAGAAGTTACCGCCCTCGAAGAAGTTTCTGTCCGCCACGCCGTCAAGCGCCAGCGTCGATGACCCCGCCGGCAAGTCTCCTTGCAGGTAGGTCATGTCCGACCCTACAGGGAAGGCGGAGGGGCGGGGGTGTGACAGCCATGTCAGGTTCTCGTACAGGGTGCTTTGGTTGCCGAGCAGGAGTGCCTGAAAGTTTATAGCCCGACGGGGTTGGGCGGTGACGTCAAAAGTCTGGGCGCTGCCGTCAGAGTTTATAACCGCCTTACTCAAGAATTTAATCGTCTCTGTCACCGGCGATGTCCAGCGCGGCATCGTACACAGGGCAGTGATTCGAGTGCCGAGAATATTCAGCAGGGAGGTTACGCCCAGCACGTCGAAGTAGTAGGTGGCATTGATGTCTGGCGGGCCGTCAGGGGACACCCCTAAAGAGTAGGCGGCGAACTCAAGCGCGAGGTAGCCGCCCCCTGTACCGATACCGCCGCCGACTGTTAGGCCTTCATCGTTGGCGGCGGTAAGAGATGTCAAGGTGCCAGGGTAGACGTAGGCGTACCACACAGTGAAGTCAGCGGTGATGTCGGAGGATACAAACCCTACGGATTGGGGTGACTTCGGCAAGTACCGCACCCGGTGGTAGAAGTCGTCGGAGTAAGCTTCCCCTGGCTTGCCGGCTGCAACGTACTTCAGCTGCTGCTTGGGCAGTACCGGCCCTTTGGAGTGGGACACCATGAGGTCGGTCAGCGGCGTTATCGTCACTGACCCCGAGACCGGGAAGAGATTCCGGTCTCGGCTAAACTGCCCCGGCCGGAGATTAGCCTGCGTACTTAGCGCAAACGTCTCTCCATCGGCGTTATAGCCTTTAAGATCCGCCATCGGTTACGGCCCGTCGTACCTGAGAGCGAACCCCCATGGGCCTGAGCTGGTGGGGTGGGGGTTGTCTATCGTCTCCGTCGTATTGCGGTCGGAGTCTTTAAAAATAAAGGGGTAAAACTTCCATTTGTCGGTGCCGTCATCCTCCACCTGGCCGAAGGTAATATTGTAATTAACCGCCATCCGGTAGTTGTGGATAGTCCCTATCTTCATCAAGTTGTGGTTGAGGGTGCGGCCGTACAGGCGCAGAGGTATCAGGGACGCGACCCCGTTGATCGGGCTTTGAGAGCGTTGGAACTCTTTCACGTACGGGTTGCAGGGCATTACGTTGGAGGGGGAGGAATAGTCGTAAGGGTCCGCAGCCGTCTGCTGGTCATCATTGCTGCTGTCGGCTGCGCTATTAAACCAGTGGAATCCGTCGATCTCGGCGTGGACGGCAGATCCGGGGAAATGGTTGGATGCGGTAGATCTGTTAACCGGCGTAAACGGCCTTACCTGGGAGGTGTAGGTGCCGTTGGCGCTAGTATACTGGGGGTTGAGATACTGCCAAGCAGCCTTATCCGCGTAATAGGCATTCCCCGTGCCTGTATAGAACCCGCCGCCAGTAAAGGGAGCCGCCTTAACGATGTTCCCAAATCCGATGTGCTGAGAGTACCCCCCGTTGTACTCAATAACGCACCAGAACTCGTCCACCGGGGCGGAAGATAAGTGGAAGTGGTAGGTGATAGGGAACACCATTGTCACTAAGTTAGAGCCTGTCAGTTGCACTTGTTCGCTAATGGTGCAGCCTAAGGAGCTGCCCTTCTCGTACCCGTCTGTAACGGTGCGGAAGTCGTCTACTAAGTTCCCCACCCCGTCGGAATCCTTAGCCCCAATCATCTTGAGCTGGGTCGCTGTCGCAGTAATAGCTGCGAACAAATTTCCCTTCTTAACAATGTCAGCACCTTCCTGCGTATACCCATTGGCGGCCAGGTAGGAGAAGATCGTTGACTTGAGGTCGGCGAAGTCGGTAACAGTGCCAGTCTGGTAAGGCATACTTTAATCCAGTAGTAAGGTGCAGTAGTTATGGAACCCTGTGCGGGCAATGTTACGAATAACGTGGTTGGTATTGCCGTTCTCGTCAATCACAGAGTTCTCGACAGCTTGTCCGAATCCGGTGACCCAGCTCACGCCTTCAAGCTCGCCCATGTTGCCTTTAGCATCGTTGCCGAGGACAACTTTCTCAAGGCCGTACATCAGGTCGGTGACAGCGGTGAAATCATCCCCGGAAACGAAGGCGGTACCTCCGGCTTCCAGCGTAAACCGAATAACGCCGTTGTCGTAGGCGACTCCGACGGTAGCAGCCGCCTGAGCGCCTGATACCGTGCCGTTGACGGTGAAGTTAGTCGCTGAGGTAGCGACTATCGACCACGTTTCGTTGGGGGCGTAGCGCAGGCGAGAGAACTTACCGAGAGTGCCGTTACCTGTGCCGACGTAGTTGGTTACTTCGGAGGTTTTGGTCGGCTCTATAACCTCGTCATAGAAGGACGCCCCCCAATCCCTGTAAGGCAGCTGCTCCGGGTAGAACCATGTACCGTCAAGCCAAAGCACATACAGTTCGCCGTACCCAATACCCCACTCCCGAACGGTGTCGCTGTAGCGAGTGGTCGACTTGCCCGGGAGGCTGCCGGCGATAAACATGGGGTAAGGGTATTGGCCAGGGTCGTAGTAAGCGAGGTACATCCCCGCGCCGGTAATGTCGTACTGGCTCTCTACCTTGGTACCGAACCAGATACTCCGGGCAGTGATCCGCATCTGGTAGCCGACATCGAACTGCCACAAAGGGACGGTGCGGTCGTA